AAGACGGGAGTTATTCAGCCACAGTCCCATCCCAGCCATGCATAGCTAGGATGCCGTATATCTTATATTAACTACTTCGTCGAGCATTGTGTAGCTTCTGAGCATATGCTAGAGCCACATCAGAAGAATCGTATGGCTTAGACCACCCAAGCCGTTCACTATAGAATTGCCATTTACCTTCATGGTATACAACAGTAACATTAATAAATTCACCTGTATTCTGACATTTAAGCTCATGACATCCAGATTCATTGCCCATTGTTATCGTTCCTTGTTTACTGACGGTTCGTCCGCCATCCAATCTTGAGTACCTTGCGCCACAGCTTGTAGATCTTGACCAATACCAGAGATAGTATTACAACCAGCCATAGTAATAATCATAAACAAAGTAAGATTCAAGCACACAAAATACAGCACTACTCTACAAACAATACCATCAAGTCTCTTTACATCATTATTAATATCAGTCATTCCTTAACCTTTCTTGTAATAACGCCACGCACTATCTTGTGATAGCACTTCCTTAGCTTGTGATTTCTTGATTGTAATCTTCAACTTCGGTTCTTTGATATTGTAAATAACACACATATGTTCGTGAAGCTTATAGGACTTCTTCAAGTGATTGCCCTTGCTTGGCTTCGCCTTGAATATTCGGCCATCCGAGTTACGTTCTTCACTACTATTAAAAAACTGTTGACATCGCTTACCCATTAAACCATATCTCCTCTATCTTTGAGATCTTGGATATAATCCTTCATCTCGTAGATCAGATCCCACAATTCTTTTACTTGATCTGTAAGATTACTATTCTCTCGCTTTACAGCTTCATTATCATGCAACAGAGCTTGTATAGTTATACCAAGATCTGCCATCTCATCCTCTGTCATCAGCTTGTGCATAGTCATAGTATCTCCTTTAAAGTAAAGAAAAATATAGATTGATGGGGTGTACCACTAAGCTGTCTCCGGGGTTATCTCCCCATACATTGCCTAGCCAGTGCTTTATACCGCCTCCAACGGTCATCTCACGACACCTATACATGCCGGTTTTTGTATTTACTGCTCGTCATTACAGGGTTGGCTCCCCACTATCCTATCACAGGAACGAGACTTTGATTTTTTGATACAACATGAGGCACAGCATATTTATTATAGGGTTTTCTCCCTACTATCCTTGCGGGCTGTGAACCGGGTATGAGCCTATAAGACTCAGGGAAAAGATCCCCCTCCCGTTTCCGGGAGGAGGACTTGAGTCTGCTATCAACCGAGCAGCGCGGTCTTGAGAGCATCCATGTCCACAACGTGGGCAGGAGCCGCATCGGCCTCACGGTGGGCCTTGAGGATCTGTGCGATCCGCTGAGGATGCAGATCACATGCCTCAGCGATAGCCGACTGGGTGATCTTCATGCCGATCACCTTGCCGACCGCCTCGCGCTTATCAGCGTTCTCATAGAGATCGACGATAGCCGCATCGCGGGAGCCGAGCCGCTCCGCAAGAGCAGCCAGCGAGGCTCGGAGATAGTCAACGGGTCCATGAGCCGTGGCCGCATCAGCGGTCTGGATCACGGTCGGCTCCGCAGGAGCGGGAGCCTCAGGAGCAGGAGTCTCGCCCTCGAAGACGATAGCTTCGGTGCGGGCAATGTTCCGCTTGTTAGCCTCGGCCTTGCGGGCCTTGCCAGCGGCCACGTTGTTACGAAGACGGTTCTTGAACACACCAAGAACCTGATCGCGGTTCTCGGGCGACTCAGCAGCATACGCGAGGAGATCCTTGGCAAGGAAACCAGTGATCGAAGCGGGAACAGTAGTGATAGCGTTAGTCATGTGATTTCTCCAAATGACTGTTTCGATGATAGCATATCCACATTAGATACACCCTTGGACTCCATCCGAAGATGAAGGCCAAGGGTATATCCAACGGTTTCGCGTTATCGCGTCCCATTGGATATACCCATCGACTATCCAAACCGCTACATGAATCCTCAGGAAGCTCGGCCTTCACGGTACGGTTGGAGGAGTAGAATGGTCGGCTATCGTACAAGCAGACACCTCCGGTCGCACCATCGGGAAAAACACCTTTGGTATAGCGGTGGTTGTAAGGTTTTCACTTACGCGAGATTCCATTTCGCCCGTTGTTCACGGTTCGATTCTATAGCTTTTCGTAGATAACGTCGCTAGAGAATCCGGGTATGTTTGAGGGTATCGGCTTACGCGGCCCCGAAAAAAGCAGGCCCCGCGATACGTTCCCCGTGATACCTCGCGCCCTCTCGATAGCCCACGGATTAGAATCCGGGCTTTGGAAGGGCGCATCCCATAGGAACTCGCACTCGTTTGCATCTTCGCGCTGCCTCGGGGATGATGCCCCGGCACCCTCACGGGCGTTACTGCGCTAGCTGGCCTACAGCCACTCCACGCCGAAGCGCGGTCCTAGTGTTGCGGTCGGGTCGCCGGGCGATCATGCCCTTCATGACTTGTCCGATCCGCTTGTTTCGACACTAGACAACGATTGAGTCGAGGAAATCGGACATCATGCGCGATATCGACGTAATTGAGAATGAGTCTCAATTGATCCAATATAGATAAAACAAAGTTGATAGGGGGGGTAACGGGGGTGCGGCTGGAACGCCGTGACAGCGGGGCCTCCTGTGTATTCGTGACCCCTAGTCGATTTTTTTTTGTATTATCGTGGTATATTCTTAACGATTGAATACTGCTTATCGTCAAGTTTCTGTAATTTAGAGCTTATATCTCTAATACGCCTATCATGCGATTCGATTTGCTTTTCATGCAAGCTAATCTTAGAGTATAGCCTAAGCATAAAACCTAAAATTCCTAAAACAATAGGACCAGCGATACTAATTAAAATAGTAATTAAGTGTTCCATCTAAATCTCCCCGTAACAAGTTGTAAACCCCCGCTACCCCTCTTTAAATCCTTAGTCTACCTTCCACCCAGCAAGTAAAATAGCCAAATCCTTGCCATCAACAGCAGTATCTCCGTTAAAATCCCAAGGAGACACCAAAGTATAGTCTTCTTCGGGCCAAGGAGCATCAATAATCTTTGCTGGACCCCAATCTGAGAGCATATCAGCGAGATCGTCAGCATTAAATTCTGTTTTAATAATATAAAACTTAAAATGCCTTGGACTCTTCACAGGATACGTCTGCATATCCTCTCCAGTAAATGGATGGAGAGGCAAAGTGTCACGACACCAGAGAACCTCTAGCTCGTCTCCTGAGCGTTCCCACCAGTCAAAAGGTATCATGGGGTCATTTGGACTGCTGGAGAGCGCAGGGCCAGCTAGACGGCCCTCAGGAAGATCAAAGCAATACGAGAAACAAGGAAACTTAGCCTCTTCCGTCATATGAAGCCGAGCAGTACCCTCAAATACGGTCCTTGGGCCTTCTTCGTATACATCGTACTCTAAAGACCACCCTTCCCCAGAATCCCCCAAGGGAGCCAGAGACAACATCAACAGCAATACCGGAGCTAGTTTTAACATATACAATCCCTTTCATGGTTTATCCAACGAAATCAACAGCAATAGTCTATAGTTATTATACTATATTAATTACTCTATATAGGTATCTATAGATATCCTTAAGATACCCCTCTTCTATACCCAATTATTTATTAGTGTTACTTCTGAAGAAAATTCTCATTCTCCTCAAGAAAATCAGCAAGGTTCTCAGAGGCCCTAGAAGGCCCTCTAAGCGATTCTAGGGTTTCAGGGGCCTCGGGGGTCATTTCAGCCTTCCGAGGGCTTCTGTAGAAGTCTCCGGTCTCTATGGAGAAGTTACGCTGAACTCTCTCTTTCATCTGCTGAGGAGTAGTCTTATCGATCTTAAGAGATCTCTCAAGATTTTCCTTATTTGCTTTCATTACTGTCATATCTTCCCTGAGGCTAGATTTCATAATATTATCAATATCTTTGATTTTACCCTTGGTTCTGCTTCTCTTAGTAAGATCTTGATATGGAGTCTCTGCAAATTGAAGTGTATCTAAATATTCTCTTAAAGCGTTTCCTTCTTTGATAATATCTGCGCTTTCAAATACACGGACAGGAAGAGCAAGGAATGAGTTGTTTAACATTCCATCAAGTTGAGCAGACTTGGTTAGAGCAGCGGCTGCATCCACACCGGATGTATTATTCTCTCCTGTGATATAATCGTAAGTCTTGTTAAATCCTCTGGATATATCAGTAGCAGCCTTTGGAAGGGCCTCAAGACCGGGGACACCAAAAGGTGAGAATAAGTGCTGAGGAGTACTTCCGACCATCATTTGAACTCCGGCAACTCCGCCATCAATAATAGAATTAAATCTGCCTAGAGCAGGAATACCTTGAATTGAGAGAGCAAGAAATCTAAGAGGGTCTTCTTCCATTTCCATTAGAATATCTTCTGGATCTCTGCCTCTAATCCATTGCCTAAAGGTCATAGCTACGGCGTTGGCAATACCTGCCATCATGAGGGTTCCAATTAGATACTTAGGTGAGGTTCTATTTCCATAGTTTGTAAAGACATTGTAATGGAATGCATTAATCCAACCGAATAGAGAAGTAAGAAGTCTACCAATGGGGTGTCTGGATATAACACCAGTTCCCTTTGCAAGTCCTTGTGTTTCAGTAATTTCTCTAGTAATAACAAGTTGCTCAATCATGTAAGTAAGGGAATCAATTGCATCCTCTAGGACATCCGGATCAAGTCCGTCAACCTTCTTTTTATTTGTTCTAAGATCTAAAACAAAGTTATTAAGGCGCATAAAGTCAATCCTACCGCCCTCAACCTTAATTCCAGATTCCTTAAATGCCATACGAAGAGCGTTAATTGCATTTTTGTTTAAAAGGCCGTACTGAAGGAGTGGAGCAACCGTTTGATAGTCCATTCCTCCAACTTCTCTTGCTAGTCCCTTGATGTATTTTACAAGTTCTGCTTGCTTAGATCTATCAGTTGCGGCTTCTTCCTCAAGTTTTTTGATCTTATTACGAACTTCTTTAGTTTCTAACACATTAATAAGATCATCAATCTTGTTTCCTTGAAGAACTTTGATAAACATTCTAGTATATTTTGGAGTAGCAATCATTCGGTTGGCATTAGTAACCTGTTGAAGGGAGCCAATTTCTCTTGCAAAATAAGCAAGATTACTTACTCTTCTTTGAACAACCCCCATTGCTCCGGTATTAATTCTTTCTGGAACGCCTCCACCTGATGGCCCAAATAGTTTTTCCTTAAGGCTGGTGGTAAGCTCTACGCTTTCGTCTAAATCTGATAAAAACCTAGCTGAGTTGTTTCTATTTAATAAATCAAAAGCAAAAATAGTATCCGCAACTTCAATTCTATCTGCGGCTCGGTCAAATCTAAGATCTCCAAGTATATTCCTAATCATCAAAGCAGCATCTTTAATAATTTGAGTAGGATGCTGAGCATTGTTTATTCCTTGCCCTGATTTGACTAGAACAGTTTCAGTAAGAGCTAGAATACCAAATCCCCAACTAACTGCCGATGTAAGTAGATTTTGAGATAAAGTACCGGCATTTACTGATAGAGCGGAATAATTATCATCAATTTGTGAAATATGCTGAGAATACATGCTGTATTGTTCTTTAAGTTTTTCTACTCCGTTCTTAACGGACTTTACAAGCATATCAGTATCTTTGGAAGAGTGTCCTTCGTTTTCAATTCTATTAATTGCAATCTCTTCTGCTTCTGAGAGGAATTCATACATTCTAATTCCTTTAGATCCTAGAAGTCTATCTAGTTCTCTTTGGGAATGTAGTTCAAACAGTCTTCCATTCATAAAATCAAGGGTACTCATTGTTGGATTTATTTGCATATAATCTGAAAGAGTACTGTCCATCATCATTTCTTCTGGAGTGATGTTCTGAATCCAAACGCCACTTCCTTTTTTAGCTGGATCTGCTAACCCAAGAATAGGTGTATTGTTTACTCCAATTTTTACCCCGCTGCCGTAAACTCCTCTTCCTAGCTTAAATGACATAAGCTCCATCATCTCTGCTTGGATAATGTCTGTGTTCTTAGAGGTCTTTAAAATACTAAGAATAGATGGAACATAATCAGTAACTTCTCCCTCTATAGCTTTTTTATATTTTGATCTGTCTGCAACTGACAATTCTTCAATCTTGTTAGGAATTTTTACAATTAAATATTCGTTTTCTTGCTTTACAACAAACCAATCTCTTCCTAAAGTTCCATATAATCTTTCGTTAGCTCCTACAGAATCAAGGGGATTTGTTAAGCTTCTAACTAAGGTTAAGTTGTTTAAGCTATCTGCATCTAATTCAGTTTCAACAACTCTGCTTAAAAGATCTTTATTGTTTTTAATGGCCTGACCATCAATGTCTCTATCTTTTCTAAAGAGAGCCGATACAGGATCTGTGTCATCGAATGTGCTTGGTAACCACCCAAGTGCATACATAAGACTTCTATGAATAGTATCCCTTTCTTGAATACTCTTTCTTCTAACATTAGTCATTGCTTGAACAACTTCGTCTAAATTATCTTGAATTCTATTAGGATCAAGAGTTATTGGAACATATGTTTCAGGGTTTAGTTTATCCGACCCTTCAATTTCATTGATAAACTTCCAACCAGTCTCTTCTTGCAAATCAAAAATAGTTCTATATACATCAGTAAGTTCGTTGTTATACTCTTCAAGAACAGGGAATAGTCTTTCTGCTAATTGATTTACTTTTTCTGAAGGAACCTCTGATTGTTCGATGGCCTTTATTAAATCACCTTTATTTATTTTACCTTTATTTATTCTTGTATCATAAACGTACTTCATAACAGATGGATATGCTTTTTTAGAAAACTTAAGAACTCTAGCATTTCTTTGTGTAAGTCTACCCATTCTTCGTTTAACTAACGAATCTGATTGCATCCATGTTTTAATTGGCCTTTTACCACCACTAATAAAGTGTCCAGTATGGAGCTTTGTACTGTCTACAAACTTCGATAGTGCCATAAGAACGTCAACGTGGGAATAGATTGTATCTTTTAATCCATTACCAACTTGAGCAAACAAAACTATATTGGTCATAGCTTTACGCCACCAGTTAGTTGAAGAAGAATCCTCTCCTCCAAAGATGGCTCCAATCAATCCCTGCGCTCTAACATATCTGTGGTTGTCACCACTTTTTTTGTTAAAGAATTTTCTAAGAATCGTTCTCTTTTTGCTTCCTCCACCAATTTCAGTCACTTCTCTTTGAGCGCGTTGTTGAGCAGTCTCAAAGGTTCTAGACCCTGTTACTGGATCATACTTCTCTGGAGCTAATGGAGAAAGGAAAGGAGACTTCTTTTCGTCTTTAAATTCTCTAGTAACAACCATAGAGGCTGATTCGTAGATTTCATCAACTGTTTTTACTTTCTTTAATAGCCTAGCATTAACAGTTTCGCCTTTTACTTTCATATCAGCAATTCGTTGCTTAAGAACATCGTTTTCCATTCTTATCTCAAGAACTGTTTTCCAATAAAGCTTAACTCCCTCGTCTCCATAGTTAGCTAAGTTTTTATCCATAATCTTTTTAGTTTCAAGCAAGAATCCACCAACCAATGCAGATACTTTTTTATAAGAAGTAACATAATCTGGGAATAATTCAAGGAGCCTCGATACAAGTGAAATATCGGCACCTAGATTATTTAGAAATCCATCATCAGACAAAATAAATGCTTCTATTTGATCTTGCAATGAATCTTGTTCTACATCACGAACACTAGATTCTGTTTCAGTAATTACTTCTTCTCGTACCTCTTCTCCGTTTTGAATTACATGATCATCCTTTTGATCTAATGGCTTTTCTGTACCATCTTCATTTTTAAACTTAGCTTCTTCATCAATTTTAATTGTATCTGTTTCAACTTTGCCTGTTGTAGTATGTACTTCATTTGATACGTTTGTTCTTGGAGTATCTGCTGGTAAAAATACAGTTGCTTCTTGTCCATCAATACGAACGACAGCATCAATACCGTGATTATCTTTTAAATACTTAACAAGAAAATCATATTCATCTTGTCTAGTAAATACAGACTCAAGTTCTCTTAAGATTTGTATTGTATTTTTAAGGGTTGCCTTAAGAACAGGAACATCTACGTTTTCTGATAACAATAAGTTATTTGGAATAGAATCGATTAAATCTTCTGTTTTTGTTACGGCTTCTTTAATCACTACAGGGTTATTGATCTTTACAGTAGAGCTTTCAATAACCGTTGTTTCTTTGCTTCCTGTTTCTTTTGTTTCAACGTCTGCTCTGTTAGCTTCTGCTTTTGGCTTATTAGTGGTTGCTATTTTTGTTTTTGTGGAAGGCTTTTTATTTGTCTTAACAGTATGTACACCTAAGACTATAGTTTTACCTGACTCAGCTTTTTTAATTTCTTTGGTATTTCTTACAGTAGAACTAGAATCATCTGAAGTTATGGTTGTAGAAGCAGCTTCGTTTTGTTCTTTTACAGATACATCTAAGATGCCTGTAGAGGCTTCGTTTTCAATAGACTTAGTTGTCTCTTCTATCATTACCTCTTCTACAACAGCCTCAACCTTAGGTTCTGGTTTAGATTCAGGCTTAGGTTGTGATATTAGCTCTGGAGTTCTTTCAAAGTTTACTTCTATTTCGCCTGACTCTGAAAACTTCTTTCTGGCTCTTGTTCTAGCTCTTCCCACACTGCCGGGTTTAATTGGAGAATCTTGAAATACAGCATTGTATTGTTCTGATAATTCCTTTACAGTAACACCAGATTGTTTTTTAAGTCCTTCTATTTCTTTTAATAAGCCCTTTAATTCTAATAACTCTTCTTCTGACGCGGTTTTTTTATTCTTCTTTGAAACCAGCCTTGCTTTTTCTGTGTTTAATTCTTCAATTTGAGATTTAACAGATGCAATTTCAAAGTCTTTTTTAATAAACCAAATATCTTTTTCGTTTAAATATCCTTCTTGTAACAAATCATCTAGTTTTGCAAATACAGTTTTTCTTACTGCCTCTCCTCGTTCAGCCCCTAATAGATTAAGAGCAGAAGGATCGGATACAGATGCTGCCGAAGGATCTTCTCCCATCGAACTAATAGTAGCTTTTTTAGTTCCGTCTTCCTGTTGCTTAAAGCCTTGTTCTTTTCTAACCCGATCAATAACTTTATTCTTAGATCCTCTAGCTAAAAAGTTAATAAGTTTTTTAGTACTAGTGGTTTGTGCTGGATCAGGATTAACTTTGCCCTCAGCCGCTCTAATGAATAAATCATTAACTGCATCTTCTGCATCTTCTGGTCTTATTCTAGATGCTCTTAAAACAGCCTTAATAGAATTAAGGTTTTTTTCACTCGATAAGAATGTTACTACGTCTACTTGTCCATCTTCAGTTAAAGGAACAGCAGAGTCTTTAATTCCTTCTTCTTCCATTGATCTTGAAAGAGCAGCATCTTCTTTTCCTTTTTGAATAGCCTCTGAAGCTTTTTTAGCCGATACTAAGACTTGATCAGAAACCGCTTCTGTAGGATTGTTTTTGTTTTGGCTAACAACCTTTAAAGTATCGTCTAAAGCTATTTTTGCAACAGCTTGTTCTGTACTAATAGTAGCTCTTTGTAGTTTTCCATCTTTAGACACAAGAGTTCCATTAAATAGCATTTCTTTCAGCTTATCAAACGGCATTGAAATTAAATCTTCTTGTCCCTTTTTAACCTTAATAAGTTTAACAATATTTTCTAGTGTCGTGCCTTTTTTAAATGCATTTTCAACATCTAGAAGAACTTTAGCGGCTTCGGCATCAATTACAATCTTGCCACCGGGATCTGGCCGACCCGCTTTAACAGCACCGGCCCTATCCTTTAAATTATTTTCTGTAGCTATTTTCCATCCAGTAAAATCTATTTGTGTCATAGATGGGTTTAAGAATCTAATTAAATCAGAATCAATAAGAAAACCTAAATTTTGATCTATATTTTTTAATCCTGTTGCGTGTCTAAATGCGCCTAGTCTAGCTTCATCTACACCGTATTGTAGATTCTTTTGAATTATTACCATATCAGCGTCAACGGCTTTTTTAATTTCAGCATCTGTTTTATAAATAGAAGACCAATAAAGTTCAGCCTCAAATCTAAACGGATCTAAAACTACTCTTAATAAAGAAGAAGTATTAAGAAGATCTTTAAGCCTGACATCAGAACCATCGATTTCATATAAAGGAATAAAATCTAATACTTCTATCAGCCCTGTATAGTTTTGTAGATATTCTTCTAGCTCCATTATTTCTTTTTTAGATAAGCCTGATTCTCTAGCAAAATCTAAAATATTATTCATATCTGATACAAATTCATCCGTAGTTTTATAACCACTAGAGAATACTTTCTCGGTAATTTCAAATAGTTTTTTTGGAACTCCGCTAAATCTATTTCTCATTTTAGAAGCTTCTTTTAGGAACGAAGGCATTTCTGATCTTCCCGCCATAGCCCGTCTTGCGTTTAATTCAGTGCTTAAGTAATTGCCTGAAAATACAACTTGGCCGTCTGCTTCGTGCATAAAAGTAAATTCTTCTTCAATAAAAGATCTTAGATCATCAAAATCATCAACAAACTTAGATAAATTATTGTCTAATCTTCTTCCAAACCCAGCTTGATAATCTAAATCTTCTACAGAATCTAAAACTTGAGTCATTATCTTTAACATAATATTAGAAATAACTTCTTTTAAATCAGAAACCATTTTAATGAAATTATATCTTTGATTAGGATCTAGTCCAAGAGATACGGAATTAGCATAATCAATTAATCCTGATCTATCGTATCTATCAAATAAAACAATTTCAGTTAACTTAGCAAAGAATTCATCTTCATTACTCAAAAAGTATCTTGATGAAGATTCTTCTTTTGGTCTTAATGCCGGTGTATCAAACAGTTTTTCATGTAAGTTTAAAAGAGCATCTTTGTATTTACCGTTTGAATACATTCTAGAAATTTGTCTTCTAAGAGAAACAGGAAGAGAGTCGTGAAAAGCGTGACCTGCAATTTCATGTAAAAACAAAGAAATTTGATCTCTTGTGTTCATTTGTTTTAAAGACTCTAAATTAAAAATAACTTGAGTTTCTAAATCAGTATCTCCGCCTCTGTAATAATAAGCACCTTCAAGATTTTCTTGTGCAAATTCTTTTTCAGCTTTGATTTCTTCTTCTGTTTTAATTCCTTTTTTAGTTACAATTAACTCGCCTTTTTCGCTTCTGAATGTTAAGTTCTGTAAATACTTTGAGTTTTCGTTTGAAAATATTCCTCGTAAAACATACATAACATTCATAGAAATTACGTTGTTATTAACTAATGAATTTAAAGTATCAAGAAGAACTTCATGCCCTTTACTAATAGAAGCAAAATAAGCATCATCTGTCATAGACTTTTTAGCATGTGCTTTTTCTTTTTTAGTAAGCTTCTTAGTAGCATTAGACTGTCGTTTTTTTACTTTTGTTCTTTCAGCCTTGCTTGTAGTTTCTTTGAATGCGGCAGAATCTTCTCTATTCATTTTAATATGGGCTGAGACTACGCCTTCTCTTTGTTCTGTTGTTCTAATAGCTTCAGGTAAAGCAAGGGGTTCTTTTTCTAAATCAAGTCTTCCAGTAATAGCTCGCTCTCTTGCTTTTAAAGAATTTAAAAAGTTTATATCTTCTGGAGAAGGGTCTGGTTTTTCTGCTATTCTTTTTTCAACCTGTTCTACGGCTGTTCTAAGTTTTTTAACAAATTTTTGTTTCTTACTTACATCTTTAGTTTTAATGATATCAGATAGTTTATCATTTGGATTTTCTTTAGCTTCTGAAAGAACATATCTAGCTACTTCTGGGTCTCTATTATCTACAGCTTTAATTAAAGGGCTTCTGTCATCTTTTTCAACGTCTCTAGAAATATCTCGAACAGTCTGTTTTGCTTCTGCTTCATTTGCAGATTTCGATACAGAAAGTTCTTCTAGTAAAGGAGTTCCTTCTACATAAGACCGTCCAGCAGCAATCTGGGCTTCTGAAACATCAGTCAAAGAAGAAGATAGATTTCGGGCAGAATCAATAGATGCATTTCGTGGTCTCATAAAGAATCCGGGCAATCCACCAATAGCTCCACCAAATACAGCACTTGCTGCCGTTGCCATTAGTAACCTACCATAGTCAAAATCTCTATCAGAGTCGCTTACTCCTCCGTAAAGATTTGCTTCATTGATAATATTCTTTTGGGAGACAAGATCACTTACGCCTCCTTGGAATCCGCCTAAAATTGCTCCCTTAACTCCAAAGTCTAAAACCTTATATCTCTTTAATGCATTTGCCTCTAGCTTAAACCCGGCTTGTACATACTTTGCAAATGCATTTGATTTACCTGCCTGTTGGAAAATACGAGCAGCGGCTACTCCTGTTTTTTTACGAAGGGCTTGTCTAGTAAAAGAATCTAAAGTTTCTTGTGTAAGTTCTTTACCAAGTTGTTTTGATATTGCTTTTAAAGATGCTTTTCCTACTGAAAACGCTCCTTTGACAGCAGTACCAATTCCTAATGTTGCTGGAAGGTCTGGGTCATTATAAATAAGAGCAGGAAGATTCATAAGCATTCTTCCAAAGGCTCCATTAAAGAAACCAGAAGATTCATCATACTTAGCAATCTTGTCTTCTAAGGCTGATCTACCTACCGCTCTTAAAACTAAATACTCTAAATTTCTTTTGTTTTTGGTTCGTAGTATTTCATCTTTACTAAAACCAACCCGATCTAGGGTTGACATTAAATGATAATTTTCTGCAAATGTATCAGTAAAATACTTCATAGAATCAAACTCACCCGCAGCATCTAAATAATTTTCATCTGTTTCTTGATAGCTTAAGTTATCAATAATATCTTGATAGGGAGAAGTTCCTAAAAAAAGATTTGCAAGTGCAGTTCCGCTTGAATATAGGCTTGTAAATTTATCTAATAATTGTCTAGGAATACCTGCTTCTGGTGAAGCAGGGGGCCTGTTTTCATAACTTCGTTCTAGCTCAGCATAAGGATTTCCTGAGGTGTCAGTAAGATAAGATCTTTTAAACGCGGCTCCTCCTACATCAGACCCGAGAAGTCCAGAGAATCCGTATTCGGCTCCTAAAAGAAGCTCGGATGAAAGAGTATCTCCTAATGATGGAGTAGCCATATCTCTTATCGATGTATAATTACGGACATCTTTAACATGATCAATGGTAGCATCTGGCCTTTCGTTATCGGAATATCCAAATAAAATATGCCGAGGTCTTTCTCTTGTAAAAGTAAAATCAACGATATTATCTTTAAAAGCATCAAAGTCATATTGATCTTGATACTGAAGAGGAAGATTGAATTTATTTCCGATGCCCATTAATTATTCTCCATTAAAGTTAAGGATCTCATTTCTAAAAGATTTTCATACAAATCTAAGTAGGTTGGTTGTTCCTGTTGTGTATTCTTTACCCGATTATACAAAGACATAAATTTAGATCTTGTTTCAACCATTTCATTTATCTTAAGCTGATCATTTAAATTTAATGAGCTTCTTCTTAGTTTTTCGGATACATAATATTCAAATTTATTATACTCTGTTTGTTCTTCTCTATTTTTTTGTTTTGCGTTTAATTCATCGGAATCTAATACTTGTTGTTGATCTAGTGTTGTTAATGTTTCTTCTGTAAGCAGTTCTCTTTTTGGAAGAATATCTTTAAGATGGTTATTTAGTTCTGAACTATTTTCAACATCTTCTGACATTGCTTCAAGTTTTTCGTTTTCAGGAGATCTTTGTATCCACTTATATAAATTACTATAAGATTTTTTAACTGAATCTATAACTTGATCTGGTAAAGTTACAAGCTGAGATCCTGCTTCTGATACAGCATCCATAATATCTTTCGGTGCTTGGGATAATTTAATCATACTTTGTGCCATAGCTACACCTAGATCTTTTGTAATTGCTCTTTCTACTTGAGTATAAGCCTCTGGAGCATAATCTATAACTTGATCTATTGCTTTTCCAATTGATTCGGGAGATACATCTGCTAGTATTCTAAGATTTTTAGTAAGGGCATCTATTATTAAAGGGGTAGATTTTTCTACAACAAAATCAAATTTTTCTAATTTGTCTTGAGTCCACGTTGTCCATTCATATATAGCCATTTCAAAAATATCAAAATCTATAGGTACATATGTTTCAGGATTATTTAACATATCATATCTTATATCAGGAGCGCCCTCCTCTCCGGATCTTACTTTATCCAAAACAGTACTTGAAGGGGAATCAATAACTTTTGAACTAAATTCTACAGCAGCCGCTGTTGTTCCCATAAGCCAAGATAAAAGGCTTCTTTGAACTTCTTTTGGTAACGGGGGAAGATTTCCTTCTACAACATTTCCTTCTTTATTAACATATAGCTCAGAATAAACAGAAGGAAAGACCATGCCAGATCTATTGCGTGATGCAAAAGAATCTTGAACATCAATAGGTTCTCCATTATAAACAATAGTCTTAACTCCATATCCAAAAGCTGAAGCTCCATAGTTTGCATTATTTCTTTGTCTTCTTGAAATATCACTACTATTTGCGTATTGAATGTCTGTTACTTGTCTTCCTCCCACTAGTTCATCAAAATTAGCCATAAGGTTTTCAATAGAATCTACTCCATTTTTAGAGTCAAGACCAAAGAGGTCGTTTTGAACAGAAGGGGTCATTAGTAATACAGTTTCATTAAAAGCTTGAGGACTAATTTTGTAATCTGCTCTTGGTTTTTTACCATTCATTTGGAGGTATCTAATTTCTTTTTGTCTCATTTGTTCCAATGAATAAATCATGGCTTTTTCAAGTTCGTCTCTATCAAACCCCCTGTAAGTATTTGGAGATAGATTATCTAAAATAATAGAAACGTCTTCTGTATCTGATCTATTCTGTTGACTTGCCCTAAATTCAAAATTAATTCTTTCGTCAAAAGTTCTTACGCCCTGTTGATAAATAGCGTAATCTACTTTATTTCTAAGCTGAACATCTACAAGTTTTTGTTTTCCATCAATTTCTCTTAATATAGGAACTACTCTTGCATTGTTATAGATGTTATTTTTTAGGGCATTTCTTTCTTTTTCTGGTAAATTTGCTCTTTTATCAATTTGATTAAGAAGGACCATTAAAGAAGCAAGAGATGGATTATCTTCAACTTCAAAATCATAAGCTAGTGGATCATATTCACTATCACTTACTCCCATTCGTGTTCTAAAAGAGTTAATTATTTCGTTTCTAGCACTAATTGTATTTTTGTCTGTTGCAGCACTAAAGAGAGAACTTTGTGCGGCATTAAATGTTTCAGGATTCCAAATATCATCAAATGTATTTAAAGTTAATTGAATGTCTTTATTTTTACCCGGTTCGTCTGTTCCCATATATTTATGAAGCGAAATAAGAGTCATTAATCTTTGTTGATCTGAAGTATCAAGGCCTATTCCCCCGATTTCTCTATTTCTGCTAATTAAACCATCAATAGAATCTTCGTTAAAAGAAGAAAGAAATACTAAGGATGTAATTGAAAAAGGATCACTATCGTCTCCTTGAGCAAGAGATCTTAAACCCTGTGTTATTTCTTTTGGTAAATATTCAATATTATTAGAAGGAAACTGGCTTCTAAGCTGTTGTGCAAAAACTAATGAAGCTATTGCTTTAGTTTTTTCATCTCCCATAAATTGATCAGGAGATCCATTAAAACCAATACTAACAACATTTCCTTTTTCGTCTTCTGTTATATTAAAAACCGGAGTACCACTTTCGGTTTGTAAGTTTCTTAGTCTTTCTATGTCACCGCCTACAGATTGTTTTACAACTTCTATATTTAAGTTGGTTTCTGTGAATACGCCCTTAAATAAACCCTGAACAAATTCTTCATTAGCAACGCCTTTTTGATTTAATAAACTTTGATCTAACTGTTCTCTGTACTTAGCCGCATTTTCAGCTATTTTATTAAAATCTTTTGAATTTACGGCTTCTGTAATATTTAACCATTGTTCTTTTCTTGCGGCTCTTACAGAATCTCCAAATAATAAACTATCTGATTGAATAAAAATAGTTTCCATAATATCTAATTGCTGTTGTTTTGAAAGTTGATCAAAAGGTTCTTCAATTCCTCTAGCTAATAATTCTTCTTGAATACCAGAAGATAGTTCTTCTGATCCATTATTTTGAATATATATTTTTTTAGATAATTCCAGTATGCTATTATCTCTTTCTTGTTGAACAGCTTGAGGAATATTCATTCTAGGAATATTTTCTCCTTCTGCTCTGCCTATAAAAGATTGATTAATTTCTTCTGTAATTCTATCGATTTCAGCAGAACTATCAACATACTCTTGTATAGCTAGTTTTGTTTTTTGTTTTTTTCTAATTGCATTAAATTCAAAAGCGTCTTGTGTTACGCTCATGATGCTTCCTGTAATGTTATCAACAACATTAGCCCAAATTCCTGCGGTTCCTCTATCAAATGTTACTGCTATTTCTTGAGCAGAAGGCATATTTGGAGTAGCGTATTGAAATACAGGTTCTTGTTCTACTACTTCAGGAGTTTCAATAAACTGTTCCTCTACCATTTGCTCTTGCATTATAGGAAGATCAGAAACCTTCTTTTGTCTTTTCTTTGAGTAGTAGTTTGCTCTTTCCCTTTGTTCAGGAGTCTGCATAAAATTACGCTTCGCCATTATATAATTCTCCAAAAAGATTAGCATACTTAGTAAAAGCAAGCATAATCATGTCGTTTATTTCTGTATCTTTTACAGGCTCTTCGGTTCCTCGTTCAGCTTGTTTAATCATTCCTTTAATTCCTTCGCTGAATAAAAACATAAGAGAACCAATACCATCTTCTTGTGGATCTTCAATCATAGAAGCTACATCGCCCCATTTATCCATTGGAATATTTCCTTGACTCATTTCATTTAACATAATAAATTTAATTTCTTTATTTTGTTCTCTAATTTGTTCTCTTGAGTCCTTTAATTTAACAGATACTAAATCTTTAATATCTGAAGCAACAGAATCTCTTAAGAAAGCCGCTTCAGCAGGAACAGGTTGCATAGCGTCTTCTGATACCTCGCCTGCATTTTTAATAGACCATGCTGGTTGAAATTCTTGTTCTTTATTAGAAATACCAACCCTACCATTATAAATAGTAGCTGCGTTTAAAAATCCCATTGTCTCTAATTTTAAAAGATCTGCAACGTGGTCTTCTTCTCTAATATCTGGACTTAGTGGTGCGTTTTCTAAAAGATCGTTAACCTTATCTAAAGTATTTGTCTTATAAGAAATTTCTCCTTTTAACATATCTTTAGTTTGATTTACCATCATTAAACCAGCAAGAGAAGATTCATATTGAGAAGAAAGCCAATTAGGCCATTTATTTAGATTATCTCTTATGTAATATTCTTTTTCTGATGTAGTTTCTAGTTTTCTAAGCTTGTCTTTTACTTGAGATGTTAATGCTTCTTTATATAATGAAGGATCTGGACTTAGATTTTCATATGTCTTCCAGTAATATTTTTTCGTTTCGGGGTTTAGGTCAAAGTCTTGTGTACCAGCATTCCATGTATCAAAAGCTTTCTGCCTATCTTCAGGATACAGTTGTTGAACTTGTTGAGCAAGTTGTTCTGATTTTTTAATACTAACATTAGAAGTGTGTTGTTTAAGCTGTGAATCTAACAAACTGTAATCTGTATTTTGTTGTCCAGCTTCGCTGGCAATTTCTTCAAGTTTTTGTAATGATTGTTCTTTAGTCATAAGTTAAATAGCCCCGAACTGTCTTCAGCTTGAAGTCCCATTTCTGTTGATGCTCCTGCCGATAGTCCTCCAACTGCTCCGTTTACAATACCGGCAGCAAGGATCGATCCACTATTATCTGGAACATTTGTTGGAGAAGCATAAAAAGTCTGTAAAGCAGGCTGTAAAAACTGAGCAGAACTAATAGATCCAGCAAGCTCAGCATCTATATTCTTTAGTTGTTTTCTATAATTAGAAATAATAGCTGCATTTGATTCAGAAGACTTTGACATGTTCTGCCTCATAATTGCCTTTACACTTCCACTAGAAGAACTAAGTCCTTTTCCGCTTGCTTTACTGATTAAAGCAGCATTAATAGAAGATGTTTGATTTCCTACTTGTTTAAATTGATTTGATAAAGCTTCTTGAAGATAAAACTTTTTCTGTCCTGCCCTAGCACCTGCGGCAACAGCCTGTAGCTTAGCTTGTTTAAATTGTGAACCCCATTTTTCAAGAGTTTGAATATTATTATAATCCGTTTCCATTCCACGAATCATATTTTGATATTTAATCTGAGCAATCTGAGCAGCTACATTTCCTTTTTCCTGCCTTGATCCTAAAATACCAGCGAATATTCCACCGGCAATTCCAATTGCACCTAGAGTAATTACTGCCATGTTCAAGGCT